AGGCCACCTCATTCCAGAGATCGTTTACGACGACGGGCAGCGCGATCGTCATCACGCGGAACTCGATCCCGTCCTGACGGAGATAGCCCGCGCGGACATCCAGCGGCGTCCCGTTGATGCCGAGGAGATCGACGTGCCGGACTAGCCCGCCGAGCTCGAAGTCGCCCGTGTACGCGGCGCACAGGTCGTCGACGGCGGCGAGCATGTCCGGGTCGATCGCGTCCGGCGGCTCCGACACCGCCGACGCGTAGATCCGCACGTTGAACACGAGGAGCACCGACAGGGAGTTGAGGCCGGACGAGCGGACGGGGGTGACGCGGTCCGTCCACACCGCAGCCGTCAGCCCGCCCGTGGACGGCGGGTTCTTCGGCTCGTGCCCGTTCACCGCATCAAACCGCCCACTGGCCATGGCGTGGGAGACGACCGCGTCCGTGATCCCGAGGATGTCGAGAGCCATCCGTCAGCCCCCCATCTCAGGAAGGTGACGGCGCAGCGCGGCCTCGGCGATCTGCGGGCCCCGGGCGACGACAGCCTGCTTCGCGTCGCGCCAGAAGTGATAGCCAGCGAACCGGGTCACCGGCGCGTTGCGGCTGCCCACGCCCTCCAGCCACGGCCCGTAGATGACGCCCTGGTCGTTGACGAGGGACACCTCGCTCGATACCCGGGTCGTGGTGACGCGAGTCTCGTAGTAAGGAGTGCGCGTCTTGAAGCTCGCGGACGTGCCCATCAGGACGCGCTCTTCTGCGTAGGCGGCGACGTCGTCACGCGCGTCATCACAGGCGCGCTCGATCGCGCGCTCGGCCCGGCCGTCGAACAGCGGGCCCCGGAACTCGATCTCGATGCTCATACCGACCTCACCCGGCCCTTCCGCCCGTACGCGTCATACGTGCTGTCCCGCAGAGACTTGAGCGCACCCTGATCCTTGTTGCGCTCGCTCGACCCCTCGCCGGACCGCAGCGCCCGCGAATACCCGGACGTCTCCGACGTGAGCCGACCGATGGCCTCAGCGATCGTCAGGTCCCGGACCAGGCCCGGCGGATCCCAGCGCTGGACGGCGGTGCTGTTGGCGTGAGTGGCCGCAGTCGTGCCGAGTGCGCCGCGGATGACGGTGAGAGTGCGCGGGGCGTAGATGGTCGCGCCGGCCGTGTGCGCGGCGAGGACGGAGCCGTCCCGTGCCCGCTTCACGGTGAGGTTGTTGCCTGCGATGTCGACCACCAGGAGCCGCTCGCTGTCGATGAGGATGATCTCGTCGATCGCGTAGGCGGTGCCGTCCGTGACCGCGACCGTCACTGAGTTGGCCTGAGCGGTGAGGCCGCTGCCGCCGAGGGTCTGGCTGGTGGTGGCCATGGCGCGGGCGGTGACGAGTAGGCGTTCGGAGTCGATACGGAGCACGCTGCCAACACCCAGCAGCGCGGACGCCGCAGCGTTGACCGACAGGCTCGTCGCAGTTGTCGTACTGACGGCCGCCGTGAGCGTGCCAGCGGTGGTCTCGTCGTTGCGGTACCCGAACAGGCCGGTGATGGTGACGTCGCGCTGGTAGGTGTTGCCGCCGCCGAGGGAGGCGTTCGCGCTGAGGTTGATCTCAACCCGGCTGTACGGGGGTCCGCTGCGGTTGGGCTCCAGGAGGAAGCTGGAGGCGGCGATGGTAGTGCCGCCGGAGGAGAGGGTGGTGACGGAGATGATCTCGCTGTCGTCGAGCCGCAAGATCCACGGCGTCATGCCCTGCCGGGGTGGCCAGTCGAAGTACCGGGTGTCGGTCTCCGGGGCGAACGTCCGGTGGCACAGGAAGTCGATGTCGCGGCTCGCGGACTCCAGCGCGCGGTCGATTTGCGTGCTGTTGCGGGCCGTCAGCTTGGAGTCGAGGGCGCGCATCACGTCCTCGCGGGTCGCGTACACGACCATCTCTCGTCACCTCCTCTCGGTCTCGTCGGGGCGTACAGGGGGTCAGGCGTCGTCAGCAGCCGACGTATCGGCCGCCGGGCCGCCAGCCGTCCCACTTGCAGAACGGCTCCCCGTCCGGCCCTTGCGAGAGCGGCTCCCCGTCGTGGGGGCAGGCGATGGGGCCGGCGTCTCGCTCGGCTCGGGCGAGCTCGGCTCCTTCGCGGAGGATGTCGATGAGCTCGTACCAGCTGATACGTCCTCACTCCCCTCGCTGGCGGCCGCGTTGCTGGGGCCGCCGTGCACGGTGATCTTCGGCATGTCGTTGCCCTCCTCCTTCGGCCGGGGCCTCTCGTCGATCCGCACCACCGACCCACACTGCGGGCACTGGGGAGCGCCCACCGAGTAGTCGGCGGTGCATTCCGCGCACTGCCACACGGCCATGTCAGGCCCCCGTGGCGGGCAGGTTCTGCGGGGCGCGCTGCGCTCCCAGGTCACGGGTGATCGCGGTGACCGTGCCCGCGCCGGTCGATGTGAGCTTCACGTACTTGTAGGTGTCGGAGAGGCTCGTGCCTTCGACCTCGCACACCATCGCGTTCTGCGCGGCAGTGGCCGTGGTCACGACGGTCGCGGCCGCAGCCTGCGGCGTCCGGGTCCACGCGTCCGTGCCGTTGCCGGTGCAGGTGTAGCGCTCGGTGATGACCGCGAGGTTCTGTGCACCGGTGCCCGCGGAGTCCTTCGCCTCCTGAAGTGTGTACGTGTCGCCGACCGCGCCGGTGAGGTAGCACGAGAACGTGACGCCAGCGGCCGCGCCCTTCAGCGCGATCCACACGCCGTCCGCAGCGGGGGTGGTGTTGATGAGCCTGCCGAGTGCCTTCTGAGACATCGGGTGTTCCTTCCGTCTGGGGGCCGCGCCGGGGCGACACTGCCGGGTTGGTGGAAGCCGCCGCCGGGGTGTGAATGCCGACGGCGGCCGGGGTGGGTTAGAGCAGCTCGACGAACGGGGAGAGCGTGGCGGTCGAGCCGTTGGCGGGGGTGATCGCGGACTGGATCCACGGGCGGCCGTCGACGCGCTGGATGATCCTGAACGTCGTCTTGTCGTTGCCGAACGCGTAGTCCGTGCTGGAGTCGGCGGTCATGATCTGGCGGTCGCCCACCAGGTAGTACGACAGGTCGACGAACGCGAGGTCGCCGCGGGAGCCGAGGACGCCGCCCTTCTCGGTGATGATCAGCGGGCGGCCGAAGATGCTCATCGGCATTCCGGCGGCGGCGTTGACGACGAACACGCTGTTGCCGCCGGTGCCGACGGTGAGGGACAGCTGGAGCAGCTGCGGTAGCGCGTCCGGGGAGCACATCCACACTGCGTTGGACAGCGACGAGGGCAGCATGCGGGCGTACATGGCGATGACGTCCACGTACTGAATCTTGCTGCCGGTGGTGCGGGTCACCGTGACCGCGGCCGAGTTGCCGGCGCCACGGAAGCCGAGGGGCTCGCCCGTGCCAGACCCCGTCTGGAACTTGTTGTCCTCCTCGAACGCGAGGGCCTTCGGCCACAGCGTCTCGATGAGCGCGGAGAACGAGGTGATGGAGTCCTGGAGCAGCTCGTTCGGGACTGCTGACAGACCAGTCAGTTTCTTCGCGTCGAGCTCGACCCTGCCGAACTTGGGGTTGGAGTCCTGGAGCGCTGCGCCTTCCTCACCCCAGTAGGCGACCATCCCGCCGAACACGGAGCCTGCGTTCGTGGTGGTGTCGATCATCGGGAACGGGACCCGGGCCGACTCCATCGGGACCACGGTGGCGAGCGGCCGGACGACGGCCTGCTCCAGTGCGAGCTGGAGAAGCTGCGAGCGGAGCGTCTCGGGGACGAGGAAACCGCCGTCCGCCGGCGAAACCGAGGAGGCCGCGTTGCGGAGCGCACCGAGCTTGTCCCCATCAGGGGACGGGTTCTTGTGCCAGATGTTGCGGACGTAGTCGATCGAGTTCTCGAAGTGCTTGTCGACCGCCGCGCCCGGGGCCGAGGCGTTGTGGGCGGTGCCCTGTCGGTGGGAGGTGAGCATCCCGCCGCCGCGCTTGGCCTGCGGGTCGAGGTCGAGACGCTTGATCCCGTCCTTCGCGTCGGACATGCCGTTCTCGCGCATCATCTGCGCGAACACCCGCTGAGTCTCCTCGGCCACCAGCCGGTTCAGGTCGGTGCCCTCGCCCTGAAGGGCGTTGCCGTAGGCGGTGATGAACTCGGTCAGGGACTCTCGCGAGGCCATGACCTCCTTCAGCTTGGAGCCGTCGGCGAGCATCTCCGCCAGTTCGTCGGCGTTGCGCGGGATGGTCATCGTGGGTGCCACAGTTGCCTCCTTCAGGCCGTCGCCGCGCTGGACGACGTGTCGGGCTCG